TCAGCAGGGTGGCGGCGGCTTCGACGTGCTGCTCGATCCGGGCAGCGCACAGGGCCAGGACCCGGGCAAGGCGTCCCAGTCCCGCAGCCAGACCGAGTGGGACACGGCTGTCGCCGGCGCGCTCGCTGTGGCGAAGGCGCAGGGCAAGCTGCCCGCCGCTCTCGAGAAGCTGTTCGGCGAGATCATCGACCCGGCTGTCTCGTGGCAGGAATACGTCCGCGCCTGGTTCGCCCGCAAGGTCGGCAACTCCAGCTATGACTGGAAGAAGCCCGACCGCCGTCTGATCCAGCGCGACGTGTTCTCTCCGGCCCGGTCCGGCCACGGCTGTGGCCATGTCGTTGTCGGCTTCGACACGTCGGGCTCTATCTATGCCGACCCCGGCCTGATCGACCGTTTCATCAGCGAAGTCGGGGGTATCCTCGCGGACCTCAAGCCCGAGAACCTGACCATCCTCTGGTGTGACGCGAAAGTGCATCGCGCCGACGAGGTTGACCAGATGAGCGACCTGATGGGTCTCAAGCCTGTCGGCGGCGGCGGCACTTCCTTCGTGCCGGTGTTCGAGTGGATCGAGCAGAACTCTGTCCAGCCCGACGCCCTCATCTACCTGACCGACGGCCTTGGCCAGTTCCCGGCCGAGAAGCCGAGCTATCCCGTCCTCTGGGGCGCCATCCTCAAGGAAGTCGCCTATCCGTTCGGCGACGTCGTGATGATCCCCACCGAGAAGAAGTAGCCGACGGGGCTTCGGCCCCGTCCCCAGCCACCTCGTCAACGCAACCAAGTAACCCACGGAGTTACCTATGGCTAAGCCATCCGCCCCATTCCCCATGAAGATGATCTCCACGCTCGAGGGATCAGTCCGCTTACTCTCGGACCGCATGCTCAAGTACATGCATGTGCCTCTTACGCCCGACGAGTTCGTCGCCACCTATATCCGACCTGAGCATGTCGGTGTCTTGCACGAGACCGAGGCGGCATGCGGCTTTATCGGCTCGACCAGTGGCTCATTGGCATCTGGCGTAGATAATCTACGGCTCTATGTCAGCTTTATCGGTAGGCCGCCAATCATCCTGCCGGAGTACATCAAGAACGAAATCCAACCCGACGCACCGCCAGAAGTGGTCAAACGCATCCGCGATTTTGCCACTCAGCGCGTCGAGCTTGGCAACAAATTCGGCACTGCGATCGACGCGCTCTACTGGCTCAACGGAAACTGCCGGGACGTCAATTCGTTCCGTGTCATGTTTCCAGCGCTGCCCGCCCTGCTGAACCAACTCAGCGACGATCCGAAGTCGGTTACCTCCAAGCAAGCCGCCCGGCTGGCTTCGGTGCGCAACTTCGCTCCACTGCCGGCCATATCGCAGGAGGGGCTTCAAGCTATGCGCGAGGCTTCTGCCTTGCTCCAGGCAGCCAGCATGCTCCCTAAACCCGAGATCACGAGCTACGGCACGGGTGCCCCGGGGGAGGCGATCGTCACCTTCGCGAGTTACTCTGTCCGCCAACCGAACACCTTTAAGACCCATGGGACGGGTAGCTTTGTGTAACCAGGAGATCAGAATGAAAATCACATCCGTCACTGACATCACCGAGACCACTGGGACCGGCAACGACATCACAGCGGTCACTGACACCGGCCGCCCCTACTTGCTCGAGTCGCGCGAGTTCGAGCGGTTCGTGCATGCACAGCGTACCGCGGCATCGCGCGGTATCAGCGACCTCACCAACGAGATCCAGCGCTTGCAGATCCAGATCGACGCGCGTGAGGCGCGGCGCCGTGATCTGGTGCTGATCGTTCAGCGCGCTGACGCCATGCTGGCGCTTCAGCTCGACGACATTACCCAGACTATCGGAGCTGGTGAGGACGACACCAATGGCTGACGTTCGTGACGATAGCATCGGCACCCTCGACGAGTTTCTTGCATGGGTGGCGGATAGCTTTGAGGCACACGCCGCAATGTCCCGCTCACCTGACGAGACGGAGGGATACCTCAATAGCGCCCGGATGGCGCGTGCTCACCTCAGACGGCTGACCGACCGCCAAAAGCAACCCATGGAGAAAACACCATGACACTACCGCAGATCGCCCTCGCAGCGCTCGTCACCATACAGACCATCAACCTGACGCTGCTCATCTCTGCAAGCCCGCGCTTCTACGCGGTCTTCCCGGTGACGTCGGCCATAACGCTCTCGCAGTCGGCACTCGGCATCTATTTGCTCGCTACCAGCACGGTGCCGGCATGAGTGTCCGTGTTATCGCCTACACCAACCCGGCTATCCCTGACATGAAGCCGGAAGCTCTCGTCGCTTACGTGGCCCGGGTGTCGAACCCGGGCAATCAGATGAACCTCGAGACGGCTCCACGCCTGCTGGCGTATCTTCGCCGGAACAATCACTGGTCACCGTTCGAGATGGCCAGCGCCACTCTCGAGATCGAGACGACGCGCGACATCGCCCGACAGATTCTGCGGCATCGCTCGTTCTCGTTTCAGGAGTTCTCTCAGCGCTATGCTGAAGCCACGTCGTTCCACGAGCCGCGCGAAGCCCGCTTGCAGGATACGACCAACCGGCAGAACTCGCTACCCAGCGATGACCACCAGCTGGAGAAGTGGTGGCGCGCCGAGCAGCGCGAGTTACTCGCTAAGGTTACCCGGCTCTACTCCAAGGCCCTAGAGAAGGGCATCGCCAAGGAGCAGGCGCGTGCCGTGCTGCCCGAGGGGCTGACGCATTCCCGCCTTTATATGGCGGGCACGCTGCGCAGCTGGCTCCACTACATCGAGCTGCGCACAGACGCGGGAACCCAGAAGGAGCACCGCATCATTGCAGAGAAGTGCCGTGTCGCACTTCAGGCGATATACCCTGGGGTCTTCTCGGAATGAAAGCGGCGGCGGTCCCCCACCACGGGCACCGCCGCCTAACTCGCCACGCGAGGACCCACGGAAGGTCGGCCCCGAATCTAGGGGTCCCAGCCCGTCTCGTCAACAACCCCTAGAGGATAACGTGAAAACAATCGTTCTTGACTTCGAAACGGCGTATGATTCTGAATATTCGCTTCGGAAAATGACTCCGATCGAATATATTATGGATCACGCACGCTTCGAGATCATCGGCTGCGCGGTCAAGGAGGGCGACGACAAGCCGTTCTGGCTGGAGGAAAAGGAGCTGCGCGGTTACCTGCGCGGGTTACCGAAGAAGACCGCTGTTGTGTCGCACAATTCTTTGTTCGACATGTGCATTTGCTCTTGGCGGCTCGACTACGTTCCGCACCTCATGATCGACACGCTGGGCATGGCGCGTGCCATGCTCTCGCACCGGCTGCGCTCGCTCTCGCTCAACTCTGTGGCGACGCACCTCGGCCTCGGTGTGAAGGGCGACACCGTTCACAAAGTCATCGGCATGAACCTCGCCGCCATCAAGGCCGCGGGGTTCTATGACCAGTACGCGGACTACTCCTGCAACGACGCCGAGCTGTGCTGGCAGATCTATCGCAAGCTCATCGACGCAGGGTTCCCGGCCAGCGAGATCGCCGTCATGGACACGGTGTTGCGCTGCGCCGTCCAGCCCAAATTTGTCCTCGACGCCACGCTGCTGGCCGAGCACCACCAGGCGGTTCTCGCCGGCAAGCAGGGCCTGCTCGACCGTGTCAACATGACATCACGCGACGACCTGCTGAGCAACGACCGCTTCGCCGGAGCGCTGCGCATGCTGGGTGTCGAGCCCCCCACCAAGGTGTCGCTGGTGACCGGCAAGGAGACGTTCGCCTTCGCCAAGACCGACCCGGCATTCATCGCCCTCGAGGAACATGAGAACCCCGAGGTGCAGGCGCTGGTCGCCGCCCGGCTCGGCATCAAGTCCACGCTCGAGGAGACGCGCACCGAGCGCTTCATGCGCATCGCGCAGATAACCTGGCCGAGTTACCAGCAGACCGGGCTGCTGCCGATGGCGCTGCGCTACTCCGGCGCCCACACGCACCGCCTCTCCGGCGACTGGAAACTCAACGTACAAAACCTGCCCTCGCGCGGTAACAACAAGATCCGCTCGGCGATCAAGGCGCCGCCCGGCCACACCGTTCTGGCGGTTGACTCCAGCCAGATCGAGGCGCGCGTTGCTGCGGTGTTCTGCGGCCAGACCGACATGGTGCAGGCCTTCGCCGACAAGGAGGACATCTACTCTTCGTTCGCCTCACAAGTATTCAATCGCCCAGTAAGTAAAAAAACGAATCCAGTTGAACGCTATATTGGAAAAACGGCAATTCTCGGATTGCAATATGGCCTTGGTTGGGAGAAATTCCAGAAAACAGTAGCGCTCCAGTCTAAGGCGCAGGTCGGTAAGGAAGTAATTCTGACCGATATTGAGGCGGCCGGCGTCGTCGATACTTATCGCCAGAAGTATCGGCACATCCCCGCCATGTGGCGCACTCTCAACAACCTCATACCCCACATGACCGGTCCGAATCTTCGGTCCGAGCTGGGACCGGTGACCTTCACCCAGGAACGGGTGCTCCTGCCGTCAGGTCTCGCACTGCATTACCACAAGCTCCACAACAAGGATGGCTCATGGTGGTTCGAGTTCGCCGGCGAGCCGAAATATATCTATGGCGGCAAAATGCTTGAGAACATCGTTCAGGCGCTGGCGCGCATCTGCGTTATGGATGCCGCGGTCCGCATCCGGCGCCGGTTGGTAACCCTCACGAGTGACGTCTGGCTGAACCTTCAGGTACATGACGAGCTTGTCTACATCGTGCCCGACGACATGCTGGATACCGTCGAGACGATCGTCATGGAGGAGATGTGCCGCCGCCCGGCATGGGGACCGGACATTCCGCTCGATGCCGAGGCTGGGAGGGGTCCCTCTTACGGGGACGCCAAGTAGCAAACCCCACCATAACACCGTTAAAACTTATGAAATATATGGGCAATCCGCACTTGCAATATGTGTAGATTGCCTATATATTACCATAACGTAGCTATAACCTTAACCAAACAGGACCAGCGAACGCCATGCTTGCCCATCTCCTGACCCTCATGATCGGCGGCTCGCTCGGAGCGCTCATCATGGCGATCATTCAGGTCAACCGCTCCCCGACCGAACCACCGTCGTCTGACGACAACTTCACCGGAGAGCAGCTGTGATCGACATCGCCGACTTGCAGATAAAGTACAATCTGTCGCCGTCACTGGCGAAGCTCCTGTTGCTCTTGCTCAACCACAAGATCGTGACGATCCGCATGATCGAGGTGGAGAACAACCTCTCCACTGATGCGCGCGTCGCCATCCATCGGCTTCGCCGCCGCCTCGGTATCGACGGTATTGTCATTCAGTCCCGCCGTGACGTAGGCTACTGGCTCGACGTCGCCACACGCACTGCCATCACCAACATGATGGACGGTGAGATGATGGACAATGAACCGCCGCTTGAGCGCGGCGGCGATAGCGACTCCGCTGATATGGAAGTCGTTGCTTAGCGCTCACTCCCTGTTGCAACTTGCCCCCGGTCACCGCCCGGGGGCCTTTTCCCCCCCACCACAGAGAAAAGAATGCCCGACAACAACAAGTGGGACCGCCGTTTTCTCGACCTTGCTCAGCAGGTCGCGGGCTGGTCCAAGGATCCTTCGACTAAAGTCGGAGCTGTCATCGTCCGCCCTGATCGCACCATTGCATCGCTGGGCTATAACGGCTTCCCCCGCGGCACTGACGATCATGAGAGCATCTATGCTGCGCGGCCGCTCAAGCTGCTGCGCACGGTGCACGCCGAGCTCAACGCGATTCTGTCGGCGCGCGAGCCGCTGCACGGCTGCACGATCTATGTGTCGCCGCTCTGCCCCTGCTCGAACTGCGCTGCGGCCATCATCCAGGCCGGCATCACCCGCGTCATTTACCGCATGGGCGAGCTGCGCCCCGAGTGGGCCGAGTCGTTCCAGGTGACCGAAGACCTCTTCGCCGAGGCCGACGTCGCTACCAACCGTTACTCGCTCGAGTAACCGCCATGGAGCAGAACAAAGGTATCTTCGGCTCCCTCTTCGGACCCACCCCCGGACAGGCCGTCAACACCGCCCTTGGCGCTGGGACTATCGCCAGCAATGGCAGTGGTCTTTCCGCGGCGCAGCAGCAATCAATTCAGGATCAGTACGCCAGGCAGCTGGACCTCTACAAGGCGCAGATCGAAAAGCACATGCGTGACCAGGGGGCGATGAGAAAGCCGCCGCAGATAGCTTCCGACGCCGGGCGGCACAACATGCTCGCCATGCGACTGCATATGCCTGAGGGAGCAAAACTCCCCTTCCCCTACATGTCGACCGCGCTCACCGACGACAAGGTCTTCGTGTTCCTCATTGTCGACAGGCAGGCGGTCACGCTTTCGGACGAGCGGGCGATTTTTCCGTCCGACGGGCTCGTCGCGCAGATCCGGCTGCTGCTGCCATGAACCACTTCGTCGTCGCCAAGCCGCGTTCCAAGACCTGGTACGTGGCCCGCCGCCAGATCGGCGGGAAACTCTCCATCATCGCAACATGCACCGACGAGCACCACGCTCAGCTGATTGTCGATGCGCTCAACCGGGACAGCTAATGACCACCGTCACCACCACGCGCAGCAGGCCCAAGCCCTTTGCTTGGAGCTACTCCAAGCTCAAGAATTACGAGACCTGTCCGAAGCGGCACTTTCACGTAGACATCGCGAAAGACGCCAAGGAAGAGGAGAGCGAAGCGCTTCTCTACGGGAACGCTGTGCACAAGGCGCTTGCCGATCGCATCGGTCCAGAGCACACGCCCTTGCCCGAGCCTTTCAAGCACCTTGAGAAGTGGGCGGAGCGGGTTCTCAAGACCGAGGGCAAAATCCTCGTCGAGCAGCAGCTCGCCATCACCAAGGACTATGCCGCCACGACTTGGTTCGGCAGCGACGCATGGTATCGCGGCATCGCTGACGTGCTCAAGATCGTCGGCCCGGTCGCACTGGCGATGGACTGGAAGACCGGAAAAATCCTTGAGGATGGCGTTCAGCTTTCCCTCATGGCGGCATGCGTGTTCGCACACCACCCGCAGGTCCAGAAAATCAGGACCGAGTTCATCTGGCTGAAAGAAGACGCCACAAGCCGCGCCGACTTCACGCGCGAGGATATGGTTGGTGTCTGGGCCGGCGTGCTGCCGCGCGTGCAGGTGCTGGAAGGCGCGTATGCTGCGACCAATTTTCCGCCCAAGCCCGGCAGTCTGTGCCGCAAGTGGTGCCCCGTCGAGCAGTGTCCGCATAAGGGTACTTAAATAGTCAGCAATAAATCATGACAACAACACCAGAAGGCCGGGTAAAAACTAAAGTTTCTACCTTGCTTAAATCCATAGACAACCTATATTACTTCATGCCCGTGCCATCGGGCTACGGCGAGAGCACCCTTGATTACATTGGGTGCTATCGCGGGAAGCTTTTTGCCATCGAGACGAAACGTCCCGGTGGCGTGCCTACCAGTCGCCAGCGCCAGATTATCGGGGCGATCTCTCGCGCTGGCGGAGCCGTCTTCGTCATCGACGGGGACACCACGGAACTCGAGCAATGGATTTCATCCACCACATGACGATCCACCTGTCGCCTAAACATTGCCTTGTCGGAGTACCGGTCCGGCCTGACCTTCTCAACCTGTTCCCTAACTCGCGACGAGTTACCTTCGGCGGACGGGAACTCATCCTCGTCAACCATGGCGTCGACGAGACGCGCCTGCTCAGGAACATGGGGCTTGATGTGCCACCCCCGGTTCTGTCGACATATGACTGGGAGGGCGGCGAGCCCTTCGACGTGCAGAAGAAAACAGCTGCGATGCTGACGATGAACCACCGAGCCTATGTATTGAACGGGATGGGCTCTGGAAAAACTAGAGCATCCCTGTGGAGTTGGCGCTATCTCAACCGTAACAACAAGGCAGGAAAACTACTTGTCGTCGCCCCCTTGTCGACGCTCAACTTCACCTGGGCGCGTGAAGTCTTTCAGACGCTGCCCGGCCTGAAAGTACAAGTACTGCATGGGACACGGCTGAAGCGACTTCAGAAGCTGGCTGACCGGGAAGCACAGATCTATATCGTCAATCATGACGGTCTCGGAATGCTCGCTGAAGAGCTCGCCAAACGACCCGACATCGACACGATGATCCTCGACGAGCTGGCGGTCTATCGCAATGGCGCGGCGATAAGGACCAAGGTAACTCGAGGAGTTGCCGCCCGCATGAAGTGGGTGTGGGGAATGACCGGCTCGCCGACGCCCAACAGCCCAGAAGACGCCTGGGCGCAGTGCACCATCATCACACCGTCGACCGTGCCGAAGTACTTCAACCGGTTCCGCGATGACGTGATGTACCGCATCACCCAGTTCAAATGGCTGCCCAAAAAGGACGCTCTCGACAAGGTGTTCGAGGTCATGCAGCCTGCCGTTCGCTTCACTCTCGATGATGTGGTCGAGCTGCCGGAGCTGGTTGAGCGGCAGGTCGACATCGACCTCGGTCCGAAGCAGGAGAAGGTCTACAAGCAGATGGAAGAGCACGCCTTCACCGCGATCCAGAACAAGGAAATCACCGCGATGAACGCCGGCGCCGTCCTCAGCAAGCTGCTTCAGATCTCGACCGGCTATGTCTACACCCGCGATGGTGAAGTGGTGTCGCTCGACAACGACGAGCGGCTCACTGCCGTGGTGGACGCTGTCAACTCCACAGACCGCAAGGTCATCGTGTTCGTGCCGTTCAAGCACGCCCTCTCCGGCGTCGCCAAGCGACTCATCAAAGAGGGTCATGACGTCAGAGAAGTGTCGGGAGACACGCCGCGCGGCGAGCGGGATCAGGTCTTCAACCTATTCCAGAACACCGACGCGGTGAAGGTCATTGTGGCGCACCCGGCTTGCATGAGCCACGGGCTGACGCTGACCGCTGCCGACACCATCATCTGGTTTGCTCCGGTGCCGAACCTCGAGACGTTCGAGCAGGCCAATGCCCGCATCCGTCGCATCGGGCAAAAGCACAAGCAGCAAATCCTGATGTTTCAGGCGACAAAGGCTGAGCGCCAGATGTACACCAAACTTCGCGCCAAACAAAAAGTACAGAACATGCTTCTGGATCTTTTCGCCGACGCAAGTGAGTAGAGAGATGGAGATCAAAGACCTAGAAATATCGACACGCACATACAAAGCGCTGAAAGCGGCAGGGATCGAAACCCTCAGCCAGCTCCAGAGCTTGAGACGTCAGGACATCGGAAAGATACCCGGCATCGGCAAGCTGAGCCGCCGTGAAATCCTGGACGAATTAGCCATCCACCGGGCTGATACGTCTTCCAGTAACTCGCCACAAGTAACCCACGGAGATGAAAATGACAGCGACCTTTGCTCCCCCTGAGGGGATCGACGACCTTGTCGCCCAGTACATCAAGCTGCGCGACAAGCTCAAGGAAGCCGACGACGCCCACAAGGAAAAGACCAAGGCGGCGCGTGATTATCTGGAGCAGCTCAACGGCAAGCTCCTCGAGCGCCTCAATGACGTCGGCGGCGAGAGCGTCAAGACCGAGAGCGGCACCGTCTACCGCACCACGCGCCGGTCCGCGACCATCGCCGATGGCGGCACCTTCCGCACCTACGTCATCGAGAACGCTCAGTACGATCTTGTTGACTGGCGGGCCAACGCCCTAGCCGTGGCGGACTATATCACCGAGCATGCTGCACCCCCGCCCGGCGTCAACTTCTCGACTGCCTTCACCGTCGGCGTCCGCCGCGCGTAACCACAACCACAGGATCACATCATGACCAATACCATCCATCCCGCCCCGACGGAATTCAGCGACTTCGAGATCGCCCAGGACCATATCCTGCGCTTCTTCCACTACTCCCATCTGCCCGCCGCCTTGCAGGCCCGCAGCAAGCCGTTCTGCGATCTGGCGCGGCTCATCGTCGACACCACGCCGCGCAACCCCGAGCGCACCGTTGCGCTGCGCAAGCTCCTCGAGGCCAAGGACGCGGCTGTCCGCGCCTCGATTTGAGCCTGTTAGACCACCATTCAAGGATCACATCATGACTACCGAAATCACCCTCCCCAAGGGCTTTGGCGCCGTTTCCTCGGTGTTCGCCGACAAGCCGTTCTCCAATGACGAGCTGGGCGCTGGCGTCGCGTCCAGCTATGCGATCATGGGCTTCCGCGGCAAGGTATGGTCGACCAAGTGGCAGGGCAAGGAGACCCCGCTGATGCGTGACGACGGCGACGGCCCGCGCGGCTCGATCGAAGTCGTCATTGTCAAGGCCGCCACAGCGATCTCCAAGATCTACTACAAGAGCGGCTATGTGGACGGCTCCAACGCCGCACCGGACTGCTGGTCGGCCAACGGCCTCACCCCCGACGCCTCGGTGCAGACCAAGGTCAGCAAGACCTGTGCGGACTGCCCGATGGACGCATGGGGCTCGCGCACGACCGACAGCGGCAAGCCCGGCAAGGCTTGCTCCGACAGCCGCCGCGTCTCGATTGTGCCGCTTGGCGATCTCGAAAACGAGGGCATGGGCGGGCCGATGCTGCTGCGCGTCCCCGCCGCCACGCTGAAGGACCTGAAAGCTTATGGCGAGACCCTCAACGGCTACGGCTACCCCTACTACGCCGTCGCCACCCGGGTCAGCTTCGATCCGAAGGAAGCCTATCCCAAGCTGGTGTTCGGCGCGATCCGGCCGCTCACTGACGACGAGGCCCGTGTCATCGTGAAACTGCGCGACGACAAGCGCACGACCACTGTGCTGAACGAGGGCTCCGAGCAGAAGGCCGCCGCAGCGCCGGCAGAGGAAGCGTCGATCCCCGACAGCCCCTTCGAGCAGCCGGTAACTCCGAAGGTTACCGCACCGGCGGAGACCCCCAAGGCAGCTCCGAAGGCGGCAGCCAAGGCCGCCCCGAAGGCGGCTCCGAAACCCGAGCCCGTACAGGAACAGGCGATTGACGATGAGGTGGTGGACGAGGAGACGGGGGAGGTCGGCGCCGCACCGTCGTCCTTCGACGATCTTCTCGAGAACATCCTCTGATCGTCAGAGGGGCGGGAGTGATCCCGCCCCTCACTAACTCTATCCCGTGGAGAACGCCGTGCTTGAACACGCGCGCCGGTTTCTTGACCGTGTACTACCCGCGCCCCGGGAGGGCGCTTACCTGAATGTGCATTGGTCATACATTGGGACTGACGGCAAAAAATACTGGGATGGTCGGGCCTGCACTACCGTCGAAGAGGCGGTCAGAACGCTGAACTGGCAGGTCAACACTGGAGGCTCCGACCTCTATGTCTGCATGTCGACGCAAGCCCGCCTTGAGCAGAAAACCTCGAAGAAGGGCAAGCCCTACAAGCGAGCACTTCGGACTCAGAGCGACGTCGTTTCGCTGAAATCACTGTTCATCGACGTCGATGTGAAAGAGGGGGCCTACGAGGGCACGCGAGAGGCACTGGCGGGCCTGAAGAGCTTTATTGAGGGTATCGGCCTGCCGGTGCCTTCCGCCGTTGTAGCGTCCGGTTCTGGCGGTTTTCACGCCCACTGGGCGCTGGACCAGGACCTCACCAGAACCGAGTGGCAGGTGATGGCTAATGCGCTGGCAAACGCTGCGCAGAAGCACGGCCTGATGTGTGACACCCAGTGCACCATCGACAGCGCGCGCATTCTGCGCGTACCCGAGACGTTTAACCGAAAAGGCGAAGAGCCGCGCCCGGTGAAGTTGCTCAGCCTCGGCAGCGAGGTGGACACCGAGAAGATGCGTGCCACGCTTGCACCGTTTCAGCTGACCAACAACGAACCCGCCGATCCGGCGTTACCCAAACGAGTTACCCACGCCGGAAAAGACCTGAACAGCGATCTGGGCGCCGGGCTGACGCATGGCCCGGTCGAGATCATGATCGAGGAAGTCGCCAAGTCGTGCGGCTTCGTAGCCAACTCAGTGGCGTCTGGCGGCCGCGACAACGCGCAGCCCCTTTGGTTCATGTCAGCAGCCATATCGACTTTCGTCGAAGACGGTCGCGCTGCTCTGCACATGATGAGCGACAAGCATCCAAGCTACCGCCCGCACGAGACCGACGAGCTCTACAACCGCGTCGCCGCTACCCAGAAAAAGAAGGATACAGGCTGGCCGACCTGCGCCAAAATCGCGCTCGCCGGTGCGAGGGAATGCCAGAGCTGCCCGCTGCTCAAGCTGGGCAAGTCACCATTGAACCATGTGGTGAAGGCCCCGAGTGATCAACCCGATCCGACACTGCCGGACCGCTATGTGCGCAGTCCTGATGGTGTCATCAGCTACGTCGGTGTCGACGAGAACGGTAACCCGACGAGTTATCCGGTAGCGCACTACCCGATCCTTTCGGGCTGGCTATCGAACGCCCCATGGACGCTTCACTTCACCACTCGTGCCGAGAACCGGCGCTGGACTGTTGAGATCCCCTGCGAGGTCATCACCTCCAAGGACGGATTGAACAAGCACCTGGGCTCAAGGGGCTTCTTTCTCTCTGACAAGCAGTACCGCAACCTGAAGGATTTTTTCGTGAGCTGGCTACAAAAACTGCAAAACTCCAAGGACAGCGTTATCTCCGCTGCGCCGTTCGGATGGTCCGTCGTCGACGGCAAGACTGAGGGCTTCGCTTATGGCGGGCGCGTGTGGATGGACGGCGATGATCGTCCTGCTGCGAACCCCAACCCGGTGCTCCAGCTTCAGTACACGCCCAAGGGCACTGACGACGTATGGCGTGAAGTCGCCAAGATCATCTACGAACAAGACCGGCCAGCGCTCAACGCCATCCTCGCCGTCGCTTTCGCCGGTCCGCTGGTGAAGTTCACTGGCCACCCCGGCCTGATCCTGAACGCCTACAGCCCCGAGAGCGGCATCGGCAAGACCACGGCGATGAAGTGCTCGCAGGCGGTGTGGGGCCATCCTGTGCTCGGCATGCAGGCGCTCAACGACACGGCCAACTCCGTGCTGGGCAAGATGGGCCAGCTCAAGTCGCTGCCGATGTATTGGGACGAGATCAAGAGCGAGAGCCAGATCAAGACGTTCTGCTCGATGGTGTTCAACATGACCGGCGGGCGCGAAAAGACCCGCATGACGCAGGACGCGCAGCTGCGCCAGTCGGGGCAGTGGCAGACCATCATGGTGTCGGCCTCCAACGAGAGCCTCGTGGACGGCATGGGGCGCGAAGCGGGCTCCACCACGGCCGGCCTCTACCGCCTGTTCGAGTATGTCGTCGCGCCCCCCGCAGCCATGTCGAACGACCTTGGCGCGGTGCAGCGCCTCGTCGGCAAGCTCGAGGACAATTACGGCCACTCTGGGCTTATGTACTCGAAGTTCCTCGGTTCCAACTGGCAGCGCGTGGAGCGCGAAGTCGCCGAGATGCAGGATGAGATCAACCGCGACGTCTCGGTCAAGCAGGACGAGCGCATGTGGACCGCCACCATGGCCGTGGTGCTCAAGGGCGCTGAGTACGCCAACGAGCTTGGGCTGACCGAGATCAACATCACAACACTCAAGAATTTCCTTCTCGAGGTTCTGGAGAAGAACCGCGGCGAGGTCACGCAATCTCCCTCAGACCTGACGACCGACCAGAGCGCCGTCGCCGTGCTCGGTGAGATGCTGAACTCCACACGCAACCGCTACACCCTGATTACCAATCGCATCTCGATCGCCCAGGGCAAGCCGAAGAAGGGCGACATCCAGATCCTCAACGACTCGACAAAGATCGTAGAGCTCCGCATCCAGATCGGCCGTGACGACCGGCTGATCCGCATCGCTTCAACGTTCCTCACCCGCTGGATGGGCGAGCATAACTTCTCGCGGGTTACCTGGGTCAAGAAGATGGAGAACGAGTTCGGGATGCGGAAGACCGTCGGCATCCTCGGCGGCGGAACCGACATCGTGGGTGCCAAGGAGCAGCTCTACGAACTCGACATGAACCACCCCAAGCTCAGCCAGTTCATCGAGTAGCAGAGATGCGCACTTCAGTACGGCGGTATCGGGAACTCATCGACAAGCTCGGATG